CCGAGCTGCGGGTTCCTCGCCGCGCGCTCAGCCCGCAAGGCCGGCGGAGTGCGGGCCAAAATCCCGAGCGCCTGGTCGCGCGACATCGCACTGTTGCAGGCGAGCTCGACGGCGAGCGGCAAATTGCCGGCAGCCCGCGGCGAGCCGAGGATCGCCGCCACCCGACCGCGTTCGCGGGCCCGCGCGCGGGCGATCGTGCCGGGGCCGCGCATTTCGGCCTGGTCGCTTTCGTCGTCGCCGTCGTCGTCCTCGTTTTCGTCCTCGCCTTGAGCGCGGCGGCGGGCGGCGCGGCGGGATTCGCGGCGCTCGCGCTCGCGCTCTTCGTCCTCGCTTTCGCCGGTGTCTTCGCCGTTTTCGGCGCGCCGGTGCATCTCTTCGTCGCGCTCGGCATGGGCCGCGTCCTCGCGTTCCTCGCGCCGCTCGCGCTCGTCTTCGCTTTCGCCGTTCTCGGCCGCCGCGGCTGCCGCCGCCCTCTGCGCGTGGAGAGTGTGGCGCCCGAGCCCGACCAAATGGGCAAACGATCGTGCCGCCATTGATCCGTCTCCGGGTTTTGGGTTGCCGCGGCGTTGCCCGCCCACGGCCGGCGGGGATCAGCCGAGCTCGGCCAAGAGCCGGCGGAATTCGTCGTCGGGTGCGGCCACCCGGTCGGCGAGCCCGGCCAAAACCCCGGCCTCGCCCAAAAAGGTCGCTGCTTCGAGCCCGGCGATCGCCGAGGGCGCCAAATTGCGGTTGCGCGCCACTGTGTCGACAAAGAGCTCGCCGATGCGGTCGATATCGGCCTGAAACCGCGCCAAGGCCGGCTCGGAAAGCGGCTGAAACTCGTTGCCATCCGCCTTGCGTGCGCCATAGGTGACGAGGGTCACGCTGATCCCGGCATCGGCGAGTGCCCGCGACCAATCGACATGCAGTGCCAAGACCCCGACCGAGCCGGTGCCGCCGGTGCGCGGCACGCTGACCGAGCTCGCTGCCGAGGCGAGCGCATAGGCGGCCGAAAAGGCGTTTTCGGCGAGGATCGCGCGGATCGGCTTGACGGCGCGGGCGGCATAGACCTGATCCACCAGGTCGAAGCATCCGGCGACCTCGCCCCCCGGGGAGTCGATATCGAGGACGATCGCATCGACCTCGGGATCGTCGAGCGCCAGGGCGAGACTCTGCCGCAGCCCGTCATAGCCGCACATGCCCGACCACGGGCGCAACGTGCCGGTGCGCTGGACAAGGGTGCCGCGCACCGCGATGACAGCGACCCCGCCCACCCGGTCGTAGCCGCGGTCCTCGACCGCCGGCGCCAGTTCCTCTGCTCCGGCAAAATCGTAAGCCAGCGGCACCGCGCGGCCGTCGCGCATCAACCGGGTGATTCCGATGCGTTCCGCCAGTGCGGCCATGATGATTTCGGCTTTCTCGGGCAAGATCGCCAACGGCACGTTGAAGAGGCGCTGTGCGAGGAATGGAAAGCGCAGCTCGGTCATGTTGCGGTCTAGGCGCTCGGTCCAGAGAACAGCAGCGCCCGAACCGCACAATCCTTGGCCTGCAACAGAAAACGCAGTGCCGCGGTTTTCTCGGGATTTTTCGGCAATTGCTCGTCGAGCAGGGCGGCAAGCTCGGCAAACGGCTGGCTTGCGGCCTGCAAATGCTGCGGCAGGTGCTGATAGGTAAAAAACTGCCGCAAATAATGCAGGGTCGGAACATCGCTCATCCCGGTCTCCGTTCATCAAGCGGGGTGCGGCGGCGGGAAAGGCGCATGGAGGCGGATGGGGTTGGGAACCGCTCCATGTCCCGCCGCCGCGCGGGCCGCGCCGGGCCGGGGAAGCCCGGCTGGGGATCGGGGGGGCGGCCCGGTTGGGATCAGGCGGCGCGCGGTTTTTCGGAAACCTCGGCCGCCGATATCGTGGACACTTCGGTCCCGCCCCATTTGGGTGGCGGGATGTTGTATTTTTTGAACAGCTCCAATTCGTAGGCCCGCTGTTCGATGTTTTCCTCGAAATCCATGCCCTGCTGCGCGCATTCCTCTTGCAGGGTGGAAAACGCCGCGTCGAGGCCCAGGACCGCACCCTGGCGCTCGGCGACCGGGTCGACCCAGCCGCGCGCCGCCCCGAGCCAGCGCCCGCGCGAGAATGCGGTGCGCGCCTCCAAATACGAGGGCGAGCGGCGCGGCAACGGCAACTGCCCGTAATCGTAGGGCTCGGCCAGCCAGTTCGCATAGACAAAGCGCGCCGTGTTCAAATCGAAATCCTTGAGCCGGCGGACAAACATCTTTTCCGCTTCGACAATCCCGCCGCGCATCGACGACCACGAGCTTTCCGAGGTGTCTTGCGTCACCTGCTCGGCCGAAAGCCCCAACACCGCGGCGACCGAGCGCAGCATTTCGTGGACAAAGGGCGAGAAATTCGAGTGCGGCCGGGCGACCGACAACCCCTCGATCTTTTCGCCCTGACCCAAGACCGGGATTTTCACCCCTTCCATCATCAACCCGGTGCCGTAGCCGTATTGCCCACGCCGCATCGCGAGATAGTCGTTGTAGAAATTGAAGCCGGGCGGGACCGAGTTCGGCCCGATATGGCCGCCCGCGATCGCCTCGCGGACCTCGGCCTGGTCGTAGGGGCTGGTGATCGCGAGCCCCAAGACGCTCGCCACCGTCGCCGCCTGCAATTCGACCCCGTAATAGCGCGCCAGCATCTTCAGCCGCGGCATCAGCGGGGCAAAAATCGAGATCCCGCGATGCTGCTGGCCGCGGTCACGGTCGTAATCGTGAATGACCCGGATAAACCCGTCCTCGTCTTCACGCTCGACGCGCTCCCAGGTCATCGACTCGACGGCGTTATACCAGTCGTAGGGCTCAGCCTGGCGGAAGTGGTAGGCGACCGGCACCCCGAGATCGTCGATTTCCACCCCGCCCCGCAGATATTTGTTGTCGACCAAGAGATAGGGGTTGGCGAGGCGGTCGGGATCGAGGACCTGGTAGGCGGTAGCATAGCTTCCGGGGGCAGCGAGCCGCTCGGGCAGCCAATAACCGAGCATCACGCTCTCGCCGTCGACGAGCTTGTGCCCCAAGGCGAGGCGGAACAGCTGGCCCAGCGACAATTGCCGCTCGACATCGCTGTTGCGGCTGATGTCGGTGGCATAGTTGCGCCACAAAGCTTCCGCCGCCTGGCGGAACTCGCGCGCCCAAATCTCGTCGAAGGCGGGGCCATATTGGCGTTGCAGCCAGCGCCAATCGGGCTGCGATATCAGCCGGTATTCGCCGGCGATCGTCGAATCGAGGATGCGGCCGATCGCACCCCGGGTCCATGGCTCGTTGCGGTAGAGATCGCGGGCCCGCGCGATGATCCGGTCGCGGTTCCAATTGATCTCGTAATCGGGCGAGTGGATCCACGGCAGCCAATCGCCCATCTCGCGGGTGAACCAGCTCGCCGCCTCGTAGGGGAAGAACATCCCCGCCCCCGAGCCGTCGAGGGCGGCGCGCGGGGCGCTTCTCGCCGGGACGGGTGCTGCGGGGACGGTACCAACCGCCGGCGCAGCCGCATCACGCGAAGTGGTTGGACCGCCGCCGGGGCGCGACCAGGCTTTGACCCGGTAGCGCGGTTTTTCGGCGGTTTGGGAAGTCATGATTTCAGAACAAGACCCCGATGGCGCGCCGCGGCCCCGACAAGCCCAACGCGGCGGTCAATTCGCGAATTCGCTGCTGCAACGCCGCCATGTTGGCGCGGGTATAGGTGACGCTGCGCGAGCCGTCGCCTTGGGTGTAGGCGACCGCCTCGGGCTTGTTGCCCATCATCAAATCCTGATAGGCCTGCTGCGCCTGGCTCAGCCAAAGCTGCAGGGTCGCGGGATCGACCCCGATCAGATCGGGCGGGATGCGGCAATTCGCATAGTGATAGCCGGGATATCCCGGCACGCATCCGCTCATGCCCACATCCTCTGCCGCGGCGGCTCGGCGACCGTCGCCGGCTGTTTTGTATAGCCTTCTTGCAAACGAGCAATCTGTTGCTCCAAGGCGCGGATTTTTTCGCGGGTAAAGACCGTGTTGCGATGGAGATCCAAGTTGTACAACTCGATTTCGTCGAGCTGGTGCGACTGCAACTTTGCCCACGCGTCGCAATATTGCGCGAGCCAAGCGCGCATCTGCGCGTCCGATGGTGCCGGAACAGGCTCAGCCACCGCCTGACGGTTGCGCAACACCGCGCGGCCGGCTTCCGACAAGCGCCGCGCCTTGTCTCGGTCGATCTTCGGCAGGCCGAGATCGCCGCCGCTCATATGATTTGACATTTGTCGGGATCGGTCATATATTCATGACCGACGGTTCGGTATATCGGCCGAGCCAAAATCGGCAAATGGAAGGCCGTTGCATGGCGATCATCGACACCCTCAAATTGGCGCGGGCGCTGCGGGATAGCGGCGGCTTCACGCAGGACGCGGCCGAGGCGACCGCCGAAGCGCTCGACGCGGCGCTCGGCGATGCGACGGCTACAAAAAGCGACGTGGCGGCGGTCGAGACATCGCTGCATCACGAAATAAGCGCGCTTGAAAGCACGTTGCGCCACGAAATCAACCGGGTCGCGGATGCGGCGCAGGCCGCGCTCGAAAAAGTCAAGGCGGAACTCAAATCGGACATTCGGCTGTTGCAGTGGCAGATGGGGATTATGTACGTCCTGCAAATCGCCATCCTGATCAAGCTGTTCGTCCATTGATGGGGGCCGATCTGCTGCAACGTTGCGCCGAAGCCCTCTATGGGGCGGGATGGCGCACCCCGCTTGCCGACGATCTGCAGGTGGCGCTGCGCACTGTGCAACGTTGGGCCGCTGGCGAACGCGAGATCGCGGATTGGGCATGGGCCGAGCTCGACAATCGCCTTGCGGCGCGGGCCGCCGAGATCGCTGATTTGCGGCGCGCTCTTGCAGCGCACGACAAGGACAGGACGCCGGCCTCGAAGCCGCCGGCGCCGCAGCCGAAATAACGTTCACGCCCATCGTTTGCCGGCCAACGCCGTGGCCTCGCCAGCCGCCGCCGGCGCTGCGGGGGGCGGCGGCAGCACCCGACGCAACGCGCCAAAAAGACCCAATTGCTCGGCCGGGCGAAACGCCGGCTGCGAGTCCGGGTCGGCCCCCATCGCCTCGCGCTCGGCGGCGAGCTGATCCCATTGCGCGGCGGTGCGGGTGCGCCAGCCGAGCTGCCCGGCGAGCGCCTCGGAATAAACCGCGACGTCGAGCTGTTCGTTGCGCGCTGAGCGCGGCTTGGTCCACTCGTAGACCGTAAAGCCCTTGCGGTCGATCCGCGGCGTCCTTTTTTCGGCGGTCAACTGCTCGAAGAAATCGTCCTCGAGCCCGGCCGGGAAATCGACATAGCCGCGCTGTCCCGGCGTCGCTATCCGCAGCATCTTGTAGAGGCCGCCTTTCAAGCCGCTGACCCCGACATTGAAAAACCGCCCCTGATACTTGACCAATTGCCCGTCGCGGCGGCGCTCTTTGCGCACCATCGCGAGGGTTGGGGCGTTGTCGCCGGCGACCCCGCGCAGCATGACGACGCGATATTTCGGCCAGCGCTTTGCCCAATCGAAGACGTCGTCGGTCCAGGCGTTGGCGTCGATCCCGACCTTGTCCACCGGACGCCCAGTGGACGAATTCGGGCCGGACGCGGTCGGCCAGGCGTGCTCGACCAGCTCGTTCAATTCGGCGCGGGTTTCGGGGAGGCTGATATGCCCTTCGACGCGCACCCGCTCGACAATCCAGCGCGCCAGGTCGCGGCCCCAGCCGGTCACCACCCCATCGACAAAATCGTCCTGGCAATCGAGCGCCAGGGTCAGCAGCAGCGCGCCCTCGGGGACGATCCCGCGCGCCCGGCCGCCGGCTTCGGCGCGGGTTTTGAGCTCGCTCCATTCGGGCGCCTCGCCCGGCAATTCATAGGCGTGGCCCGCGGTGTCGTTCCACCACACTTGCTCCGATTGCGGGTCGCCGGCCGCCGCGAGATAGGCCCGCGCCAGGGTTTCCCAATTTTCGAGCGGCGCATAGGCGGCCCAGATCCAAAACGAGAGCCGCTCGGCGCCGGGATTATGCGCGACCCACTCTCCCTCGCCGACGATCCGGTTGCGGTCGCGCTCTTCGATCAGCCCGCCGCATTCCGGGCAGGAAAAGCATGCGCGCTCGGGATGTGCCGGATCGAGGTTGGCGATAAAGTTTTCCGGCTCCAACGGATGCCGGTGGCCGCATTGCGGGCAAGGCACATGCCAGTGCTCTTGGCTGCCGGCCTTGAAGCTCCGGGTCGTGCGGCAATTCGATTTCAAGAGGCCGGTGCCGATCGCGAAGAGTTTCGCGTCGCGAAAGGCCTTGGTGCGGCTGTCGGCCTGCCCTTCGGGGTCGCCCGCTTCGTTGTCTTCCCATTTCGAGAGGTCGTCCTTGATCAGCCGCTTGACCGAGATCAGCGACAGCGAGGCGGCCGAGTTGGCGCCAGAAAACTGTATCCAACCGCGTCCATCGCGGCGCTCTTGGAAGAGGGTCGAGTTGCCCCCTTCCTTCGATTGCCGGGTTTCGAAAATCTGCTGCAGGTGCGGCGCCTGGCGGATCATCGGGCGCCATTTGGTGCGGGCAAAGCGGGTCGCGTTGGCCTCGGTCGGGTGGACCCACAGGATCGGCCCCGGGTCCTGGTCCATCGCCGCTGCGGCAAAGATTTGCGCGAGCAACGTGCCGCCGAGCTGCGCCGATTTGAGGAGCGTCACTTCGCGGGCCGGGCAGTCGGGGGCAAGCACCTCGAGCACGCGGCGGAAAAACGGGAAGCGGTCGGGGTCGTAGCGGCCGGGAAACGGGCTTTCCGGTCCGAATTCGAGGTGCTCGACGGCCCACGCATTCAAATCGATCGCCGGCGGCGGGCGCCAGGCGAGTTCGAGATCGAGCTCGAGGAGCCGATCGTCGTTGGCGAGAAACACCCCTGTTCCAGCCAGGGGCAGGCTCTGGTCGAGCGGCATCGGTCTTTAGACGGCGTATTCCAGAGCTTGCCCCTGGCGAAACAAGGGGGCGGCAGCCGGGGGCGCTTCGCTCCGCAACACCGGGAGCGCCATCGCCCGCGTTGCCGCATGATCGGCCTGGCGCGCCCGGAACCGCCGCCAGCTCGCCCGCATCGCCGCCAGCTCGTCGCGCGACAGCGCCAGCTCGGCCGCGACCTCGGGCAGCCAGTTGTCGACGGCCGCCAGCAATTGCGCCAACGCCCGTCCGCGGTTGGCGCGCACCTGCTCGGCCGCGACATAGTATCCGGCCGCCTCGGCGAGCCGCCGCCGGCGTTGCTCCAAATCGAGCTCGGCCATCTCGGCGACCGCCCGCGCGCGCCGCGCCGCCGGGCTCTCCTCGCGAACCAGCGCCCCCGCGCTGGTCGTGTCGATCACCTGGATCGGCCGGCCGCGGCCAGGGTCGAGCGTCAGCGCGAGCTGGCGATCCGCTTCGGCGACTGCGATACGGCCATCCGCAGTAAGCGCCGCACCGCTCAGCTTGCCGCGGGCGATGTAATTGCTGACCGCGCTCGGCCGCTTGCCGATGCGGCTGGCATAGGCGCCCTTGCTGATGACCTCGCCCGGGCTCACAATTCACAACTCATTCACAGTCCCCAAATCCAGCAACGCGCAATGCT